TACTTATAGAAAATAAATAATAATTATCTTCTGTCATGTGTTTGTATTTTTTTTTGATTTGTGCTATGATTATTTCAGAGGTGAAGAATATGATTAAAATAAATACTGTTTACCACACAAAGGATGACTACTACATTGTCATTCTTCGTCATCATAAGGATAAGTGGTATGAGCTGCACCGCTCGTTTTGGCTGTTGGATCTTGCGGATTTTGACTATCTTTTGAAAGAGTGCAACCCTCTTTTCGCTTTTGATAAGCTTTCCGACATTCGCTACTATGCTCGTAAGGTTATTGACGGTGAAGATTTTAATTAATATGGTTGATTTTATTTTAGATAATTTGGAAACAATAATAATGCTCCTTATGTCCGTGCTCTTTTTTATTCAGTCCGTTAAAGAGCACGGGCTGAGGAAGACTTTGGAGGATTTTATTTTGAAGTATAGAAGTGAAAATTATCGCATAGAAGAGTTGGAGAGAGGCGAGAGCTCGTCTGCTCAGAGTATAAGCTCGATAGTCCCTGAGTATGAATTTTCCGAGAAAGAAAATACTGTTGTTCAGGTTGGCAATAAGGACATGCAGGAGTATATTCAGTCTTTTGAGGATTGCGCCCTCGACCGTGTTCTTGACAAATTTTTGTCTGGGCAGATTCCGTTGCCCTCTCATTTGGCTGCTATTCCTACCGACGTTGTCGCCGATTACGATATTTCTTCAGATTACATTCTTGAGTATGGCAAGCTTATTGACGAGGCTAATAATCTTCGTGAGAAGTATAAGCTTTCGGATGACCTTGACGTTAAGTCTGTTTTCGAAGAGGTTGAAAAAATTTGTTTAGATAATCAGAAGTCAATTTCTGAATTTAAAGATAAATTTAAGAAGGAGTTAAAAAATGAGGAAAAGGGTGAGTAGACGTGCTTCTCGTCGTCTTTTTAGGCGTACTGCCAGGCGTATTCATCGTCGCAATTTGCCGAAATATGTTTCCCGCGGAGGTATTAGACTTTAATGGAGCTTTATTCAATTAAGGATACTGTTGCTGGCACTTTTAGCTTTCCTATGGCTTTGAAAAATAATAATGTTGCCATTAGGTATTTTCGTTCTTTTTTGTCAAAAACCGATTTTTCGCCTTCGGATTATCAGCTTTTTAAAGTAGGTGTAATGAACGAGGAAAGTGGCGAAATATTCACTGATGTTGGCTTTCCTTTATTTGTTGAGGGTGGTGTCGATGAAGCGTAAATATGTTTTTTCCGGTGTTCCTCAACTTCATCGGAGTAGGAGTCGTTTTAATTTGAGTCATTCGGTCAAGGGAGCCATGAATGTCGGTGACCTTGTTCCTCTTGACGTTTTGGAGGTGTTGCCAGGCGACACCTTTAAAGCTAATCCCAGGATTGTTCTGCGCGTGACTTCTTCGTTTATTAAGCCCGTTTTAGACAATCTTTTTTTGGACGTCTATCATTTTTTCGTGCCTAATCGTCTTTTGACTAATTGGGAACAGATTATGGGTGAAAGCTCGACTGCTTGGTCACCTTCGACTTCTTATTCGGTGCCGACTTGTCCGCTTTCTACTAATAACAGGGCCGATACCGTCGCTTCTGCTTTCGGCCTGCCGCAGGGCACCGTTCTTGGAGGTGTTCCCGTTAATGTTCTGCCTTTTAGAGCTTTTGCTAAAATATACGACGATTGGTTTCGCGACGAAAACTTGATTGACCCCATGAATATTTCGACCGGAAATTCTCGTACGATTAATGAGTCTTTTAACACTAATGATTGGAGTGTTAATAATTATTTTGGACGACTTCCTAAGGTTTCAAAAATTCACGACATATTTACCTCGTGTTTGCCTGCTCCTCAAAAAGGTGATGCTGTTAGCTTTCCCATAGCCGATATTCAACAGAATGCTCCTGTGTTCACTGGCGATAGTCGTTTGCCTGACTCTATGTTTAACGGCCCTGTGACTTGGGGTGACTTTTCTGGGAGTGGTGAAATTTCTAGTCAATTTTTCCCTGTCGTGTCGGGTTCGTCTGGAAGTCAGCCTGTTGTTAATGGAACTTATAAATTTAATAATACCGAGCCTGTTGACATTTCTGGCCGCGGCGTTTATCCAAATAACTTGTATGCCAAAGTTAATGCTGAGGTAGGTTCTGTTACTGTCAATGACTTGCGGTTCGCTTTTCAAATGCAGCGAATTTTAGAGACGTTTGCTAGAGGGGGCTCGAGATATGTCGAAATGCTTCGTAGCTTTTTCGGCGTTTCTTCACCAGATGCACGTTTACAGCGTTCTGAATTTTTAGGAGGCCGGCGTATTCCCGTTTCCGTTTTTCAAACTGTGCAGACGGCTCCTGCTGTTCCTGGAGCCGAGACCTCGACTCCTATCGCTTCCGTGTCGGGCTGGTCCTCTTCCTTTGGAAAGTCTTCGTACGTTAAGTCTTTCACCGAGCACGGATATGTAATTACCGTAGGCTGCATTCGTCAAGTTCACTCTTACCAACAAGGAATACCTCGCCTTTTCACTCGAAAAGAACAGTATGACTTTTATTTGCCCACTTTGAATAATATAGGCGAGCAGCCTATTATGAAGTACGAGCTTTATTCAAAGTCTGGAGATAGTCAGATTTTTGGCTATAATGAGGCTTGGGTGCATTACCGTTCTTTGCCGAATAGGATATGCGGTGCTTTAAATTCTACTTCTAACTCAGGACTTGATATTTGGCATTTTGGTGATGAGTATTCGTCTGCTCCTTCTCTCGTTAAGTCCTGGATTGAGGAGCCTTATAGCTTTGTTGATAGGGCTTTGAGTGTTGACGGGACTAGTCCTAATACTCCTCAATTCATGTATGACATGTATTATGAATTGACGGCTACTCGTGTTATGTCTACTTATTCAGTCCCGGGTCTTATCGACCATCATTAAAAAAAATATGAGTGATTATAATTATCAGAGTTCTGTTTCCAGAGATTGGATGTCTGGTGGATATGATTCTGTTCTTGGTGGATGGGCGCATAATTTTTTAACCGGTCAACGTGACTATAACCGTCAGCTTGAAATGCTCGGTTTTGAAAATTCATTTAATGCGGAGCAGGCCCAAAATGCGCGTGACTATGAAGAGCGAATGACTCGTGAAGCTTGGGAGCGCGCAGACACAGCCCATCAACGTGAAGTTGCCGACCTTATAGCCGCAGGGCTTAACCCTGCCCTTAGTGTTTCAGGCAGTGGCGCACAGGTTGGCGGGTTCGCTGGGACTTCCACTACCGCGCGTAGTTCGACTTCATCACCTCAGAGTTCTGGAGAAGGGGTGATCTCCCTTCTCGCAGCGCTTATAGGCGGCTACGCGCGGTTAGCGGGTAGTAGTGTTGCGGCAAATTCGAAAATTACTTCTAGCCTTATTAATTCTAATGCTCGTGTGACTGGTGCTAAAATGAGTTCAGGCGCCGTTCGCGATTCGGCTTTGTTAAATTATGCTGCGCGAACGGCTCGTGACTCTCGTTCGTCTCGGTCTGGCGATAGACGTTATTCAAAAGAGTATTTGGATAGTCTTTTTGACGACTTGGATAATGTTAAAATTTGAGTGCGCGCCCGTTAATCGGGCGCGTCCGCTTTATACTACTTGATTAATATGTGCGGACTGACACCCGTAAGGGTGTCAGCACTCTTAAAGAGGTTAAAATGTGCTTATACCCTGTTAAGCTTAATATTAAAAGAGAAGTAGCCAGGAATGGTGATGTGTATACTTTTTCCGCGATAGCGGATAGGGAAACGCCCTATACCATTCCTGTTAAATGTGGTAAATGTATTGAGTGTCAAAAGTCTTATTCGCGTGAGTGGGCACTTCGTATGCTTCACGATTATGAGGATTGTGGACAGGTCGGATTTTTTTTGACTTTGACTTATGAGAAGACAGATGGTGACCTTCATATAGAGGATGTTCAACTCTTTTTAAAGCGTTTTAGAAAGGCTATTTCTCCTGTTAAAATTCGTTATTTTATGTGTGGTGAGTATGGCAGTAAGGGTCTTCGACCTCATTATCATTTAGCCATATTCGGTTTTAAGCCTTCTGATATGGTTATTTTCCGCGAAAAAGAAAACCTTTATACTTCCTCTATGATTGACTTTTTATGGCGTGGTGGCGTTTCTATGCCTTCTACACGTGTGGCAGGCTTTCACTCTATTGGAAATATTGACTTTGATAACCTTGTCTATGTTGCTAAGTATCTTCAGAAGTTTCAATCTTTTGATGATAAGCGTAAGCCTTTTATTACTATGTCTCGTCGACCTGGATTAGGATTAAAGGAGCTTCATCATTCCGAGCTTGGTGTTTTTTATGTTAGAGGTCAAAGAATTCCCGAGCCGCGGCGTTATTTGGAGCACGCTGCTTTAAATGGTATCGATGTGCAGAGTATACGTGAAAATCGTGTTGAACGTGCTAGAATATTGGAGCGCAGTAAAGAGACTTTGGAGTGTTTGCGTTTAAAAGAAAAAACATTTATCCACAATAAAAATTGAGTTATCCACAAGTTATCCACAGAGTTATCCACAATAAAAAGTCAGGTATAATGCGGGAAAGAGCCACTTTTCCACATTTCCACAATGCCTACTACTACTACTACTTATAGAAAATAAATAATAATTATCTTCTGTCATGTGTTTGTATTTTTTTTT